AACGTGATTGACTTTTGCGGCAATGGGCATATCGAGTTTTGCTACGAGGCGGACGATATCAACACGCAGCCGGTGCTTGAGGCGTTTGTGACCTGGTGCGATTTGGTGAAAGAACGCAAGGAGGCAACCAATGGGCGCTAAAACCAAGATCGACTGGTGCGACAGCACATGGAACCCCGTAACCGGCTGCTTGCACGGCTGCGAATACTGCTATGCGCGGAGGATCGCGGAGCGGTTTAGGGCAATAGAAATATATGATCCGGAATGCCAATGCCAACGAAAACTGATTGAACGTGGGATGCTGAAAGGAATTGGGAAACCGTTAGAGCTTAATTATCCGTGGGAACAGAAGAACAAGGATGGAAGTATAACTAACGCTGCGTATCCGTTCGGATTTGAACCCACCTTTCATCGCTACAAGCTGGATGAGCCGCTGCACTGGAAGAAGCCGCGCAACATCTTCGTGTGCAGCATGGCCGACTTGTTCGGGGAGTGGGTACCAGACGAGTGGATTGCGGAGGTGTTTAAGGCTTGTGATGCTGCACCGTGGCACAGGTATCTGTTTCTGACGAAAAACCCGACGCGGTATTGCAAAATAGCGTATGATGGCTGGCTGCCAGATGCCAAGAACTTCTGGTACGGTTCTACAATCACGCGGAAGGGTGAATCCTTTTTCGCCGGCAGCGTCCACTGGAACGCATTTGTGAGCATAGAGCCGCTGCTTGAACCGCTGGACGTTGGGATTGGCAGCTTCGGCGGCGCAAAGTGGGTTATTGTTGGCGCAGAAACGGGCAATCGCAAAGGCAAGATCGCTCCAAAGCGGGAATGGGTGGAAAACATTGTTGAAGCTGCGCAGATCACTGGCATGAAGGTGTCGATGAAAGAAAGCCTGCGCGGCCTAATGGGCAGTGAATTCCGACAGGAATTACCTTGGGAGGCGAAATTATGATTGACAAATCCTTGCGCATAGCTACGGCAGAACGCTTAGGTGATCTTATCGTAGTGCGTATGACGGGCGGCGAGGACTGTCTGTGGTTGAATATGTACCTTGACAAAACGACAGGGCAGATGATATGCGACAGCGATATTGGCAGTTATGCCTATCACTGGGGACGGCATACCAGCAAATCCCAAAGCTGGACGGATTTCTGCTGCCAATGGCTGTCCAACAGCGAGTGGCTACTGCGCAAGTGCTGCGGAGAGCGACACGCGGAAAAGGCTTTTTCCGCAGGCGATAGCGCAGCTGCGCTGCGAGAAATGTACAAAGAGGCGAATGGCGAAGAATGCGACATGGACGATTTGGACGATGCAATCGACGTTGCTTATGCCTATGACAACGCGCGCAGTTGGTGTGCTGCATTGTGCATAGCGGCAGACGAAAGAAACGTAGAATTGCCGGAAGAATGGTGGTGCTGTATATGCGAGGACTACACGGCTTGGCAAAAGCGGTTTGCAGAAATCTGCCGAGAGGTGATCGTTCCGGCGATTCGAGCAATGGAATCCGGGGAGGCGTGCAATGATGGCTGACAATGGTATCGTGTCGAGTTGCCCATATTGCACGCCTGGATTCAACGTGAAACTTGCGCAGAGAGCACCGGACGAAAGCGGCATCGAACTTACATTGATCGGAATGCTCAAAAACACATTGCAGGCAAGCGTAGTCGCTGATGACGGTATTGCCCGCGCGAAGGAGTATTTTCAGATCCATTTCTGCCCCATGTGCGGAAGAAAGGTCGGGCTATGAATCAGTGGAACATGGCTATACGCCTGATGAACTGCTTCCCCGGTAGCTTCATCAACCATAATGGAGAATTCATTGCGCACTTGAAGTCCAATACCTATTTATGCCTTGCCGACTGTGAAAGCGAACAGGACATTATGTGCAAGGTATTGGAATGGCTCTCGCGTGCCGCCAGCAAGGGAGAGCCATACAGAAGCAATAAAGCCAACCGGAGATTCCAGCAGTTCATGCAGGATGGGATCAACCAATATCTCGGAACAACCTTTTCCCATAATGATTTTGATGAGATATATACCTACCTTGGAAACTGCTGCAATCATCAAAAAACATTGCGATTCCTTGAATCTGGATTTGATATGGCTCTGTTGCCAACAAGGGAGGTTGTATAGTAATGATCCACGTTGGAACCAGCATAGCGGGTCTTGAGGCGTTGAGTGACTACCGCCTGGGAAAACTGGCTCCCTGTGTCAAGGTGGACGGCGTACCGCTGCGAACGGCAGCACAGGTGCGCAGAATGCTTAAAGAAGCGCGGGCGGCAGGGCTGGAAGTCCTTCCCGCCGAGGGCTGCGACAATTACGATTCCAGAGGCGTGTGCAAGGGGCATGACAGAAAGGAGGATGGCAATGAACAGGCTGACAACGGATCATCCGCAGAACAATTTTGAAACCGTGATGAATCTGGTGTACGGCAAGGACGGCTGGCAGTATATTCGGCATGGCGAAACGGAGATGCGAACAACGGATTTTTGCCTGATGCTGTGCAAGGAACGCGGGTGCACGACACTTGAGCATCCGATGAACGACGAGGAAAAGGATGAATTTCTTTGTGATTGCGTGTTCAATGGTTGCCCGATTGCTACGATTTATGCCGCTTTGAGCGGATTCGGGCATGTACGCGCGAGGCTCAAGATGTACGAGGACACAGGACTTGACATGCTGACGCTTCCGATTAAGAAATGCTGGTTTGACATGATTGTAAGCGGCGTAAAGAACGAAGAATACCGCGACTGCACGGCCTACTACCTGAAACGCTTCCATCATTTGAAAATGACGATGGCAGATGGCAAGGCGCAAACCTTTATCCGACTGCGAAACGGCTATGGCAGGAATGCTCCGTCATGCCTGATACGCTGCTGGATAGACATGGGCGAGGGGCGCGTGGAATGGGGCGCGACGCCGGGCAAGCAGTATATTCGGCTGCATATCACAAAAGTGAACGTAGAAAGGCGGAACAATGATTAAAAGCAGCAACAGCATTCCGTGCGCGGAATGCAGACTTAAAAGCATTTGCAGATACGCTGGCAGGCTGGAAGCCATGTGGAACAATGTGAAGCGTGCTTGCCTGGGTGCGGATACCCCCAAGCTGCCCGATGAGATTATGCTGACAATCACGGCAGACTGCCATTGCCAGCACTTTGAAGTCAAACAGGAACGGGCGCAAGATGCTGAGTAAAATATTGATTTTTACGCTTGGCACATGGTTTGGAATGCTGATTGCGGCGCTGCTTGCAGCGGGCAAGGATTGACAACGACGATGGAGGAGGCAGAAGAATGCGGCTGATAGATGAGCAAGACGTGATCAACAGGATTGTTTCTGTCCGTCACAGGATCAGGAAGTATAAAGAACTGGGCAACGAAATCATTGGGTTTGCAGAACAGGTTTTGACCGACGTGCAGACAAGGGTGAACTGCTGCCCTACGACTATCCCGGAGTTTATCGACGTTTCAGAGGTTCCCCCAAAGTTTCCCTGTCTGGTGCTAACCAAGGACGAACCGCATTGCCCTGTCTGGTGCGAAGAGTTTGTGCGGAGGACTCACGGACAGACGAAGGAAGTCACCTACTATGACGGTTCCACACTGAGAATTAACCTGAGCGATGATTCTGCAACAGAGTGGATGAAGACTTTTGACTTCCAGGGGAAACGCATTACTCACTGGATGCCGGTTCGGCTCCCATGCATTGAGCTTGACAAGGGGGATGCGGAATGAACAGACAGGAGATCATCGAAGGATTAGAGCACTGCATCAAAAATGACCGGTATCCGGGCGAGGACTGCGCCAAGTGCCCGCTGTATCCGGCCAAGGGCGAAACCGACGCATGCGTGCGCTGCATTGACAACCTGATGCACAATGCCGCATGGCTGTTAAGGCAGGATGCTCCCGAGCGCAACGCGCCCCTGGCGCTGGAGGACGCAGGCGCACTGCCGCGCATGGTATGGCTGGAGGTGCGGGGATCGCCGGGCAAGGCGCAGCCGAGCATCCTGATGGATACCGGCAGGCCGATATGCCACCTGCAACTCTACGGGCGCTGGTACAACGAGTATGGGCGCACGTGGCGCATGTGGCCGCAGCAGCCAACAGCGGAGGAAATGGAAAATACGCCATGGGAGGATGAAGCATGCTGTACGAACTGATCAACCCAAGCGACGCTTATGTGTTTGAAGCCCAAACGGAGGAGGTTGCCGTGCTGACTGCATGGCTGCTCTCGCCATCCTATGGGGCGCGCGCCAAGGACGGTGAAACGTGCTTCGGGATACCGGGATTTATGGACGATCCCAAGGCGGAATTTGAGGCGCGCTATGGCAGAACCCCGGTAGAGGCCGTGATGGCGCTGCGGCTGGAAATTGCCGCCGCGATGGAAAGCATGATCCTGGGCAACTTTAAGGACTGGCCCCTGTACCAGGAGGCATACGGCGCGATTGAGGACGCTGAAAAGCGCCGGAATTTCAAGGCCCGCTGGCGGGAAAAGCGGACGAGCATGAACGATATTGGCAGCGAAGCGGAAAGAATATCGTGCGATTTGCGGAAGGGAGCGTAGCGTATGATGGGCGTTGTTCTGATTATTTTAGCCGTTGGGCTTGTTAGCTTTGCGGCGCTGACGATAACGGCGCGGGTGCTGGAACGTCTGCTGCCGCGCGTGGACCTGGAAACGGCGG